TAGAGCTTTTAGCAAAAAAAACAATCAAAAAAATGAGATATTGGTCTAATGATGATAAATTAGACTGTTACCAATCTGGATTATTAGACATGTTCCAAAACTGGTATAACTTCAATGAGGATAAATCAGTAAATGCTTTCGCTTATTTTACTGAAGTTTTCAAGAGGGGAATAGCTAAGGGTTATAACGAATTGTACAAAAAGAAGGGTGATAATGAACATTTAATCAGGTTAATTTCAATTGAGGGTTCAAATGATGGTCAAGGTCTTCACTCACTTTAATACCAACAACTTATATAACATAATTTCATAAGATATATAGCAAAGGGGTAGTGAATATATTAATATATATCTTATGATATTAGATAAAATAATTTTAATCAAAGGACATTCCAAGAATATAACACATTATAGAAAGCTTGGATATGATTTGAATGTAGGTCAACTTATAGAAGTTAAAACAGAGGACCTTACAAAGGGTTCGTCATTTATTATAAAATGTCAATGTGATGAATGTGGTTCTGAGAAAAAAATGGAATTTAAAGAATATTTCAACAGAACAAAATCTCTAACCGATAAATATTATTGCTTTTCATGTAAATCTATTAAAACTAAAAATACAAATATAGAAAGATGGGGATTTGACAATCCTATGAAATCTGAATCTGTTAAAAATAAATTAAAGAATAAAATAATAGAGACCTACGGAGTCGACCATTATTCAAAAACAGATGAGTATAAAATAAAATATAAAAACACTTGTCTTGAGAAGTATGGGGTTGATAATGCTTCTAAGTTTCAAAGTGTTAAAGACTCTATAAGTAATTTAAAGTTTATCGAAAAAAATTCACTAGATAAGTATAGAGAAAAAATTTCAGATGAATATAATATAATATCTTATAACAGAGACAGGGTATTTGAAATATACCATAAAAAGTGCAAACAGACATTTAATATATTTATAGGTACTTTTTATGATAGAAGTCGAAATGATAATATAATTTGCACGAAATGTAATATAGTTGACCAGCTATCATCTAGTAAAGAATTAGAGTTAAAGGAATTTATAAAATCAAAAGGTGTGGATTTTATTGAAAATTCTTATGATATAATTAAGCCTTTATCATTAGATATATATTTACCAGATCTAAAAATAGCATTCGAATTTAATGGTATTTATTGGCATTCTGAATTGTTCAAGAATAAAAACTATCATTTGAACAAAACGCTAGAGTGTGAAAAAAACGGTATTAAATTAATTCACATCTGGGAAGATGATTGGATGAATAAAAATCAAATAGTTAAGTCTATTATTTCAAATAAACTAGGTTTTTCTAATAAACTATACGCTAGAAAATGTGAATTGAAATTAATAAGTGATGTGACTATTGTCAGAAAATTTCTAGATGAAAATCATATACAGGGTTATTCAAATTCTAATATTAAGTTAGGTCTATATTATCAGTCTGAATTAGTTAGTTTAATGATATTTGGTAAGAAGAGAAAACAAATGGAATTAGTTAGATTTTGTAATAAGTTAAATTACCAAGTAGTTGGAGCGGCCTCTAAACTTTTTAGTTATTTTATTAAGAACTATCAGTTTGATGAAATTATTTCATTCAGTGACAATTCGATGTTCGATGGTAAGATGTATGAAAGTTTGGGGTTTAAATTTGAGTATAATACACCGATTAACTATCACTGGGTGGTTGATGGTATTCGTAGACATCGTTTTTCTTTTAATAAAAAAAGCCTAGTAGGTAAAGGACATGATAAAAATTTATCAGAATCTCAGATAATGAATGAGTTAGGCTATTATAAAATATGGGAATGTGGTATGAAAAAGTGGATATTTAAACCCCCCTATTTTAAGTAGGGTTTTTTTATTCTTCTTAACTTATTTTTATGCCTCAGTTGATATCCTTTTCCTTCTATAATCGCCTGTGATGGAATTCTAATAGATGTGTCTCTTGTAGAAAATCCATAACTAAATTCATTAATATTTGATGTTTCATGTACATCAGTAAGTCTTATCTTTTTTTAATTTTATAAATTTTTGTAAACTTTGTTTTAGTTATTTACTAAAATATCAACAAAATTTTGAATAATGAATAAAGTAATCTTACAACTTTGGGAAGAATCAAATGTTAATGAAGGCATTCTAAGTGACGGATGTTCTTTACACCTAAATTTGAGTGAAAGAGACATCTATGTTAAATCAGTATATCAAAATAGAAGCGCTGATATTCCTGAAAAATACGACAGAATTGTCGGAGATTCAGTTGAAGTTTTTGTTTCTGATAATATATATGATATACTATTAAGAGATAAAAATATGAAACTGCCAGAGTCGGCATTTCAAAATCTTCTAAAATTTGAAGATATAATATATAATAGGTCTGAAATATGATAGCTTTATACCTTGTAGGTCTATTATTTCTATGGACTGAAGTTTATTACGTTTTTAATAAAATTAAACTTGATGAGAAGTTTAAGAACAAAGACATTATGGCGACATCCATAGTGGATTTAGGTTATTATTTTACCAGACTTCTTTATTATTTTTGGTTAATTTCTGGTTTATTTTCAGAGCAAAGCTCACTTTTCCTATTTTTAATTTCTTTAAGACTTTTAAGTTTTCCTTTTTACTATATCAGTAAAAGACTTTTTATTATATGGGATAATATATTACCTAGTATATCAATAATTTTTATAATTATAATTATTACTTATGGTATTTTTAATTAGAGATTGAACTTTTTCAAATGTTGTTCTGTGACTATAATGAAGTCATAACCTTTTTTATTACACCAGTTTATCATTGTTTCCCATTTTTGCTTATTTTTATAAGCCATTTTAAGGTCATACTCAAAGTTTTTAAGTTTTTTCATACCTTTTTCCGGTACTTCTAATTTACCTTCATTTAAATCTTGAACCATTTTATACTCTTTAAATGGTTTTACTTCAACAACCACTTGTTTAAGAACACCTTCGGAGTTTCTCATCTCATAGTAAAAGTCGGGATAATAGCAATGTTCTTTTACTCTTGTATCACCATTATCAAAGTGCGTCATTTGATATGGTATAATTAAACACTCAGCTCCCCATTTAGTAATTGTTTTATTATTATCTAACCAAGTCATTATTTTTCTCTCCCAAGAACTTCTATAATAGACACCACCTTGAGTATTTAGTTTAATTACTTTGTCTTTATATTTTGGTATGTAGTTTCCTTGATTGTAATTAGCATTATTTGGTTTTGAATTTAACATATTCTGTATAATCGTTTCTTTTATATATAAAAGAAAATTTATTTCATATGGGTGAATTGGTAGATAGAGTTGGTCTTAGAATGTTAGTTGATGGTAGCGGTTTAGCTGATAACTTTAAAAATAATACTTTATACTTCTATGACAAATATCAAAAAACAGATGATTTAGTTAAGGCTATAGCCATAAATGATATCTTACCTGGTATGTTCTACCATTTTCATTATTTGAATAGTTCTAATTGGATGCAATATTCACCTGTGTTTGTTACAAATTACAAAAAGGTATCTAATAAAATAATAATATTTGGAGTAAACTTTAATTTCATACCATTAGAGATTAGAGCCTATCTATTTGATAATTTTATGATTAAAGAAAACTTTGAAAAAGAATTACCATTGAAGGTTGATTATAAAGGAATGTATGATGAACTTAGAAAATATGGATTTGAATATGCTTTAGTTGAATATGATGCTTCATTGATTAAACTAGTTCATAGAATTAAAATGGATGTTGTTCCTAGGTTTTTAATATCTGCCCATCCAAAGAATAAATATGATCCTGCAAAGTTGTATAGTATATGGCAGGCTAAGATAGATGATAGAGATAAAAGAGACCAAGAGATTATGCAATCAACCATTGATGATTTTTTTGATGTTAAAGGTGAAATAAATGAAAAGTATGTTTTATTAAAAAATCATATAAAGAGAATTCAAGCCAATATGAAAAAATTTGGAAATAGATAATAATATATACATTAATAAAAAATATCATCATAAATGAAACATTTAAGAAAATTTGAAGAGCTTGACTACTCAACATATATGAGTGCTGCTGATAAGATATCATCTTATGGTCAAACAGATAGAGCTGAAGAAATTAAAACACATGCCGTAAATATGGCAAGACAAATTATTGACAGTATGTCTTTTGGTATTTTGGTTGGTAATGTGAGACCTTTTCCAAATGCTAAGTTTCATACCGCTAGAATATTTAAGTCCGGAACAGCTTATACTTTACAAGTAATATTTAAATCTGATGATAATACACATATTGTAACCTCTAAAGTATCTGACAATGGTGAAATTTCTTGGACAGATGGTAATAGGTTTATGAATAGAGGATCTGCTATAAAGTTTCAACAACTTGTTCAACAACTTGGTAAATTCCAATCAGACTTTGTTTCATTTTTAGAAGAACATGATCTAAAGACTGACGACTTCAAAGTAGTTTTAAGAACTTTCTATAACTAATCAATCTATAAAAAACCTACAATCCTTTGTAGGTTTTGTTTTTAATCATTCTTCGGAGGAAGATTGAAATTTTAATATATAAACGAAATAGTAATTAAAATAAATGGCATCTTATAATCAATTTAATGCTGGTTCCGGTCAATCAAACTTTGCCTACACAAATAGTGCCGTTGAAAATAAAGGTTTATTCAGTAGAATTTTAAGAGGTTTGTCATCATATAACATGAATTATGATGATATGATTGTTAGAAACCAAGTTGGTATTGGTATTAACGAGGATCCATATGCTGCTAGAGGCAATTCAATGTATGACTTCTTCTCACAAAGAGCAGTTGCTTCGGTATTAAATAGAAAATCTATTCCTTATCTTGATAAAGCTTATGCTGATAAAAGAAGAATTCTAAGAGAATATTCAATAAAGGATGAAATTAGAGACTTTGTAAGCACCATAGCTGATGAGTCTATTATATATAACGATGATAAAGACTTTTGCCAACCAAAGGCAATTTCAAATGACTATTCTCAAGAAATAAAAGATAAATATCAAGAGTTTTTTGAAAAACTTTATAATAAGATGGGATTCTCAGATAGTATCTCAGCTTGGAATATGATGAAAGACTTTTTAATTGATGGTTATTTAGCTCTTGAGATTATATATGATGATAAAAAGAAAAATATAATAGGCTTTAATACAAAAAGAAAGGTGATAACGAGCATTTGATTAGATTGATATCAATTGAAGGTTCAAATGATGGACAAGGTCTTCACTCTTTATAATTAAAGTTTTTAAAAATAAAAAACCCACTCATTGAGTGGGTTTTCTTTTTATTATCCAATTTTATGCTTCTTCTGAAACTTCTACCTCAGAATATACAGTTTGTAACATTCTTAATGACACTTGATAAGGATCACAGTTAGATGCTGGTCTTCTATCTTCAAAATAGCCTTTGTTTTCTACAATTGCTTGTGCTGGTATTCTAATAGAAGTGTCTCTTGTGCTATATCCAAAGCTAAACTCATGAATACCTGATGTTTCGTGAGCACCTGTTAATCTTTCTTCGTTATGAAGACCATATACTGCAATGTGTTCCATGTGATTTGATTCTAACTTAGCCATTGTTTCTTTTATTAGGTCAAGACCACCTTCTTCTCTCATTTCCTTTGAAGAGAAATTAACATGACACCCTGTTCCGTTCCAATCACCTTTTATTGGTTTTGGGTGTAATGATACATTCACATTATGTTTTTCAGCAACTCTATCTAAAATATATCTTGATATCCATAATTGGTCCGAACCATTTAGTGCTGTAACTGGTCCAATCTGGAATTCCCATTGACCTAATAACACCTCAGCATTTATACCAGAGATATCAAGACCTATTTCCATACACATATCCATATGTTCCTCTACTATTTCTCTACCTACAACTGTATCTGCTCCAATACCACAGTAATAGTCACCTTGCGCTCTTGGTGTTATGTCTAACTGAAAGCCCAGTGGTAGCCCAATTCCTTCACCAAAAGGCATATTTGGTTTGTGAGTTAGTGTATATTCTTGTTCCCAACCAAACCAAGGTAATTCATTTTTATCTGAGCTTTCATTTAATTTTAACTCATTTAACATTTCAACTAATCCTCTTCTATGATTTGTCTTGTGTGGAGTACCATCTGGGTTTAAAACTTCACATAAAACTAATTTGTTTGAGCCTTTTCTAAAAGGATCTTGAGTTATAAACACTGGTTTTAATAAGCAATCAGTATTTTTACCCTTACCTGCCTCTGCTTGTAAAGTTGAACTTCCATCAAAAGACCATACTGGGTAGTCTGCTGGATTCATTGAATTAATTTCTGAAGTGATTTTAGTTTTACTTCTAAGTTGTTGAGGTTTTGAACCATCAAGCCAAATGTACTCTAATTTAATATTCATAGATATAGTTTTTTTTTATTTTATAGATTTTTCTAAACTTTGTTTAATTTGCTTACTAAAATATCTACAAAATCTTAAATAATGAATAAAGTAGTTTTACAGCTTTGGGAAGAATCGAATGTTAATCAAGGTTTCCTTAGTGATGGTTGTTCTTTACATCTAAGTGTAAGTGATAGAGATGCTTATGTTGCTTCTATTTATAAAGATAGAGGGACTGATATTCCTGAGAAATATGATAGAATTGTCGGAGAATGGATTGAAGTTTATATCTCTGATAAAATATATGAAACGCTCTTAAATGATAAGAGTATGAAGATTCCAGAGTCTTCATTTCAAAATCTTATTAAATTTGAAGACATTATTTATAATAAATCAAAAATATGATATTCTATATACCAACATTAATATTTATAATAATGGAGGTCTATTATGTATATAATAAGACTAAGTTAGATTCTAGATATAAAAATTGGGATTTGACGAGTGTTAAACTGTATGATGTTTTATACTACTTATCAAGAATATGTTATTATCTTTGGTTGGTATCAGGTATTTTTACAAATCAATCAAGTATTTTTATATTTATGTTGGTCTTGATACTATTGAGACTACCATTTTATTATCTTAGTAAGAGACTTTATGTTATCTGGGATAATATCTTACCAAGTATGTCAATTATATTTATGTTAATCGCACTGGTGTATTATATTAAAGGTTAAACTTTTTTAAGTGGTGTTCTGTTATTATAATAAATTCATAACCTTTTTTGTTACACCAGTTTATCATTGTTTCCCATTTTTGCTTATTTTTATAAGCCATTTTTAAGTCATATTCAAAATTTTTAAGCTTTTTCATTCCTTTCTCTGGTACTTCTAATTTTCCTTCATTTAGATCTTGAACCATTTTGTATTCTTTGAATGGTTTAACCTCAACAACTACTTGTTTTAACACTCCTTCTGAGTTTCTCATCTCATAGTAGAAGTCTGGATAATAACAATGTTCTTTTACCTTAGTATCACCATTATCGAAGTGTGTCATTTGATATGGTATAATTAGGCACTCGGCTCCCCATTTAGATATATTTGAGTTGTTATCTAACCATGTCATTATTTTTCTTTCCCAAGAACTTCTATAATAGACACCACCTTGTGTGTTTAGTTTAATTACTTTGTCCTTATTCTTAGGTATATAATTACCCTGATTATAATTGGTATTATTTGGTTTTGAATTTAACATATCTGTATAGTTGTTTCTTTTATATATAAAAGAAATTTTATTTCCATATGGGTGAATTAGTAGATAGAGTTGGTCTTAGAATGTTAGTTGATGGTAATGGATTAGCAGATAACTTTAAAAATAACTCTTTATATTTTTATGAAAAGTATCAAAAAAGTGATGATATGGTGAAGGCTATAGGTGTTAATGATATACTACCTGGTATGTTTTATCATTTTCATTATTTAGACAGTTCTAATTGGATGATGTGGTCACCCGTTTTTGTTACAAATTACAAAAAAGTATCAAATCAAATAATAATATTTGCAGTTAATCTAAATTTTATACCACTTGAAATTAGAGCTTATCTGTTTGATAAGTATATGGTTAAGGAAAACTTTGAAAAAGAACTTCCTCTAAAAGTTAATTATGAAGGAATGTATTCTGAATTGAAGAGATATGGATTTGAATATGCTCTTGTTGAATATAACGCTAAACAAATTAAGATGACACATAGAATAAAAATGGATTTAGTACCAAGATTTATAATAGCAGCACACCCTAAGAATAAATATGATCCGGGCAAGTTATTTGACATTTGGAAAGTTAAGATAAAAGATAAAGATAAGAGAGATAAAGAAATAATGCAATCTACTATAGATGATTTTTTCAATGTTAAAGGTGAAATAAATGAAAAGTATGTTTTATTAAAAGACCATATTAAGAGAATTCAAACTAATATGAGAAAATTCGGAAATAGATAATAATATATACTATTGTAAAAATTATAATTTTAAATGAAACATTTAAGAAAATTTGAAGAACTTGATTACTCTACATATATCAGTGCCGCTGATAAGATAGCCTCATATGGTCAGACTGACAGAGCTGAAGACATTAAAGCACATGCTAAAAATATGGCAAGAATGATCATAGACGAAATGACTTTTGGTATTTTAGTTGGTAATGTTAGACCTTTTCCAAATGCTAAATTCCATAGTGGTAGAATATTCAAGTCTGGAACAGCTTGGACATTACAAGTTATATTTAAATCAGATGAAAACACACACAATGTTACTTGTAAAGTCACTGATAGTGGTGAGGTTACTTGGACTGATGGTAATAAGTTTATGAATAGAGGCTCAGCTATTAAGTTTCAACAGCTTATTCAACAACTTGCTAAATTTCAACCAGATTTTGTTGGATTTTTGAATGAATATGGATTGAAAGTTGATGACCTTAAAGTCATAATAAGAACTTTCTATAATTAATTGTCCATAAAAAACCTACAATCCTTTGTAGGTTTTACTTTTAATCATTTCCTGGAGGAAGATTAAAATTTTAATATATAAACGAAATAGTAATTAATAAATGGCATCTTATAATCAATTTAATGCTGGTTCTGGTCAAACAAATTTTGCCTATACAAATGGCGCTGTTGAAAACAGGGGACTATTTAGTAGAATATTAAGAGGTTTATCATCGTATGGTATGAATTATGATGATATGATTGTTAGGAATCAAGTTGGTATTGGTATTAACGAAGATCCATATGCTGCTAGAGGAAACTCAATGTATGATTTCTTTTCTCAACGAGCAGTAGCATCGGTTTTAAATAGAAAGTCTATTCCTTATTTGGATAAAGCATATGCTGATAAGAGAAGAATTCTAAGAGAATATTCTATTAAAGATGAAATTAGAGATTTTGTTAGCTCTATAGCTGATGAGTCAATTGTCTATAATGATGATAAAGATTTTTGTCAGCCAAAGGCATTATCAAATGATTATCCACAAGAAGTTAAAGATAAGTATCAAGAGTATTTTGAAAAGATTTATAATAAAATGGGATTCTCTGATAGTATTTCAGCTTGGAATATGATGAAAGATTTCCTTATTGATGGTTATTTAGCTCTTGAAATCATTTATGATGATAAAAAGAAAAATATAATCGGTTTCAATAGACTTAGACCAGATACTTTGGTTCCAGCATTTGAAGCAAGTATTGGTCACCTTTGGATTCAATTTCCAGAAGATCCTCAATTAAGAAGAATATTCTTAGACTCACAAATTGTTTATATTTCTTACTCATCTCAGAATGATTATTCTGAGACATCATATGTTGAAGGTTTAATTAAACCATATAACCAGTTAAAAATTCTTGAACAAACAAGAATTATGTTTAACATTATTAATGCTACTGTTTATCAAAAATTTACAATTCCTATTAAAGGTCTATCAAGACAAAGAGCTGAAGAGCAAATAGGTCAGTTAATTAATGATTATTCAGAAGAGGTTGAATGGGATGATTCACTTGGTACATTAACTATTAATGGTGCCAAACATTTACCTTATAATAAACAAATTTGGTTTCCTGAAGGAGACGCAGGTACTCCACAAATGGAACTTGTATCACCTGAAGGTCACAACCTAAATGAAAATGATATGCTTACATGGTTCTATAATGCTTTGAAAAGAGCATCTAGAATTCCATTTCAAAGATTTGATAAAGAAAATGGTGGGGGAAATTTAATTAATGACTCCGCTGACATGACAAGAGATGAAATTAAGTTTTATAGTTTTATAAGTCGTTTAAGAGCCAACTTTAAAGAGCTTATTGTAAAGCCTTTAAAACTTCAAATATTAATTGAATTTCCTGAGTTAAAAGAAGATGAAATTTTATTAAATCAAATTGATATAATTTTTAATTCTAATCAAGTTTTTGAAGAATGGAAGAAGTTAAATAACTTATCTAAAAAAGCTGAGATATTCGGAACACTTGTTGGTATTATGAATGGTGAAAAACCTTACTTCCACGTTGAGTATTTGATGGATCATGTGTTTAAGTTAAGTCCTGAAGATAAAGCAGAGAATCAAAAGTATTGGGCTAAAGACGCTGCTGGTGTTGCTGGTGGTGGTGCGGTTCCTGGTGCTGAGGGTACTCCTGCTGAAGGTGGTGCTGAGGGTGCTCCTGCTGAAGGTGGTGAAGCTCCTGCTGAAGGTGGTGCTCAAGCCGCTCCTGAAGCTCAGGCCGCTCCTGAAACTCCTCCTGTTGAAGGTGGTGGTGAAGCCGGTGGTGGTGAAGAATTTGAATTCTAAAGATATAAAAAGAAAACCTCTCAATTTGAGAGGTTTTTTTATGCCGTCATTTTTGGATATATGAAGTAAAAAGATTTGACTTGATTATCTACTATATTTTGTTTTAGTTCTAATTCAACTCCGGATTCAATAAGTTCTTTTATAATATTACCCCATTCGGTATCTAAAGGTCTGATTGATATTTCTAATTCTAATACTTTATTACCCTTCAGTATAAATTTCATAAACTTTATAGCCGCTGACGCTTTTTTAAGAACTTCAAAATCATCATTATCATCAACTAAAACATTTACATACATAACACCATAAGCATGTCCTGATATATCTAAAGTAAATTCAATCTTTTTGTCTTCTAAAATAGAGTTTAATTTAATCTCTCTCTTATACTGAGACCAATTACTAAAATTGGATAATAATTTCTCATATTGTTCTAATGTGTTATTATCTAATTCAATATTAAAAGACCTTGATAATTGTTGTGCCATTATAAAACTGTAAAGTCTATTTGTTTTCTTTCTAAATCTACTGACTTAACTACAACTTTAAGAGGATCTCCTAATCTGATTTTGTCTCCAAACTTATTAGTTATTGTATATGTATTTACATCAACTGACCAATCACCTTCTAGTGTTTGATATCTAATCATTCCTTCACATTTACTTTCGATTAATTCAACATACATACCCCAATCAGTTACACCTGAAACAATACCATCAAATACTTTTCCAATTTTATCTAAAAGATACTCGGCTTGTTTGTATTTAATTGAATCTCTCTGAGCTTTAGCCGCTACTAATTCTCTAGATGAACACCATTTTGCTTGTTCTTCAATTTTACCAGGATTTCCTTGAGACTTCTTATTTAAAAAATCAAATAAAATTCTATGTGTAATTAAATCTGGATATCTTCTAATTGGAGAAGTAAAGTGTGAATAGTGAGTAAATCCTAAACCATAGTGACCAATGTTTTTAATTGTATAAGTTGCCTTAGACATACATCTTGTAACTAAAGTTTCAATCATATTTTCTTCAGGAGTTCCTTTAATTTCTTGAATAAGTTTATTCAAAGATTTTTTAATTTCATTCGCATCATCATTGATAGTTAGTTCGTGTTCAAATGTGTTACATATATTAACTAATTCATTTAACTTATCCATATTTGGAGTATCATGAACTCTATATACATTTGCCCAACTCGCATCTGATAAAGTTTTAGCAACTGATTTATTAGCCAATAACATAAATTCCTCAATTAGTTTATTTGCATCTTTTTGTTCTTTGAAATAAACACCAATTGGTTTCTTATTATCTTCCGCCAATTTAAATCTTACTTCAATTCCACCCATTTCGATTGAACCTTCTTTAATTCTTTTCTTACGAATCTTTTTAGCCAATGAATCTAATAATCTAATTTCATTTGAAAAATCACCATCATTTCCTTCAATTATTTCTTGAGCTTCCTCATAAGTGAATCTTCTATCAGAGTGAATAACTGTTTTACCTTGCCAAGTGTCTAAGATGTTTCCATCTTGATCTAATGTAAAGATAACTGAAAATGATAACCTATCTTCATGTGGTTTTAGTGAGCATATTCCATTACTTAGTCTTTCTGGTAACATAGGCACACATCTATCAACTAAATAAACAGAAGTCGCTCTTCTAAACGCTTCTTTATCTAATTCAGAATCTGGTTTAACATAGTGACCAACATCTGCTATATGAACACCAACTTCAATTTTGTTTCCTTTAACTTCTACTGAAAGAGCATCATCAAAATCTCTAGCATCAACCGGATCTATTGTCAAAGTTGTAATACCTCTCATATCTCTACGAGATGATATTTCTTTTTCACTAATAACTTCAGGTACTAAGAAAGATTCATTAATAACATCTTGTGGAAAATCAACTGGTAATCCATATTCAATCATAATTGAATTCATCTCCGTGTTGTTATCACCAGAGTTACCTAAAATTTTTGTAATTTTTCCTTGTGGTGATTTTGTACCTTCCCACTTTGTTAATTCAACAACAACCTTTTGGTCATGTTCTGCCTTTAGACCGCCTTTAATATAAAAATCAACCGGAATTTTATTACTATCAGGAACAACAAATATAGTTTTCTTTCCTATTTGTACTCTACCTACATATTCTGTTTTAAATCTTGAGGTAACTTCAATGACTTTTCCTTCTAATTTTCTTTCAGCTTGAAAGATTTGAACTTTTACTTTATCTAAGTGTAAAGCGTTTGCTGTGTTTTTCTTGTAAATGAAGACCTCTTTGTCTTCTACTAATAAGGATGCGTTACCATTTGTCGCGAATTCTATCTGTCCTTCAAATACATCCCCTTCTTTTAATTTAATCATATGAGTATTCTATTTAAGAAATCTCATTTTGTTTATCTCTTTTTGATATGTTATCAACACCATACTTCTCAATAAGAGTATTTTTCATCTTGTTGAGTACTTTTTTATTTTGAATTGGATAATCAACTCCAAAGTTTTTTCTAAGAGTTTGTTTTCTTTTAGCCTCTGAGCATTTTCTGCAATAGTATTCTCCCCAAGTATTATCATACTTTACATAGTTCTTAAATATGACTTCTTTTTCAATTCCACATCCATCACATTTGCATTTTATTTTATAGTGTGATCCTTTTGACATTAGTTCAATAGGTATTTTAATTATTTCACCTATTGAAACGTCATATCCTAAATCATCATAGTATTGATAATTTGATTCATTAATTTTTATTTCTATCTCTCTTGTAAGGATCATAAAAAACCGCTCAATTTCTCTTATTTATTAAATATCATTTCCTTCCTATTCAACAAATCTATAAATAATCCTTGTTTTTAAAAATTTGATTTTCTATTTAATAGATAGTTTATGTCCTTTAGAAGAAAATGTACTATTTGTTGTTTTGTTGGTATTGATGATGATTTTTTTACAAAAAATAAAAAAATATGTGATTCATGTATTAATAATAAAAAACAAGATAGGGAAAATAAAAAAAATGAATCTAAATCTAAAAAGATAGAGTATCAAAAAAAATGGAGAGATAATAATAAAGAATATCAAAAAAATTACCTTACTAACTGGATGAGTGAGAATCCGGATAAGATGAAAGAATATAGAAAAAAAGCATATTTGAAAAATAAGGAAAATAGAAAAGGTATTAATAATCTATATTTTAAAAATAAGAGAATAAATGATCCATTCTTTAAATTAAAAATGAATTTAAGAAATCTAATAAAAAATGGTCTTACTAAGCAAGGATATACTAAAAAGTCTAAAACGTATGAAATAATAGGAATCTCATATGATGATTTTAGAAAATATATTGAATCTAAGTTTTTAGATGGAATGAATTGGGATAATTATGGTAAGTGGCATTTAGATCATATCATACCTATGTGTTCGGCTACTTCTGAAATAGAAGCTATTAGTTTATGTCATTATGAAAATTTTCAACCACTTTGGGCAATAGATAATCAAATCAAAGGTGGTAAAATTCTATAAATAACCAGTAGATATTTTTACATAAAACATTGATTTTTAATTAATTATATAATTTTTTTTTGATTTATTTATGCTAACTAACTGAAATAAAATGCCCTGTTGGTTTAGGTGATTGCTATAAATAATCCACCTTTATTTTTTTTGAATAAATGAGGTCTAATATATACTCTATAATTTAAAAAATAAATGCATTTAAATGAAACCAGTTTTAATCGTAGAAAATTCAACTAGTTCTCTTATAAAAGAGAATAGTTCTGATAAGAAAGGTTATATTCTTGGTGGTACATTCACTGAATTCGGAGTTAAAAATCGTAACGAAAGAATTTACACTGCTGATAAATTCCTTCCGGCTCTTCAAGAGTTGAATGAAAGAATTTCAAATTTAGGAGTTGTTTATGGTGAGTTTGACCATCCAGATGTTTTTGACACTTCTTTATCTAGATCATCACATATAGTTACTAAAGCTAATTATATTAAAGAATCAAACCTTGTAAGTGGGGAAATTAAATTATTATCTACTTATTGGGGTAGAGAAGCCAAAGCCTTAGTTGACGATGGTTGTCCTATTTTCGTTTCTTCAAGAGCAGCAGGTATCACTGAATCAGATGGTACAGTTTCTTTGAAGAAATTATTCACTTATGACATTGTGGCTGACCCTGGTTTCGCCTCTGCAAAAATGAGTGTTAAGTCACTTAACGAATCATTAGGTTATAATGAAAACACCAACTTTAGGATATATGAAATGTCCGATGAGTCAAAAATAAATCAACTATTTGATATGAACAAAAATGATTTTGTAACAAAGCAACAATTAACTGAATACTCTCAGTATTTAGTTAAAGAATTAGCTTCTACACAGAAAGAAGTTAAGAGTGCTCTTAACAAAGGTAATTTATCTCCAAAGAAGATGGAACAACTTTTAGAGTACTATGAAGAGTTGAATGCTACAAATGCTCAAGTTGTTAAGTATTTAGATTACTTAGCTGAGAAAGTTCAAATTATGGTTAATGAGAACAAGTCATTAAAAGAAACAACTGACAAACTTATTAAACATAACGACTACTTAGCAGAGAATTTAGAGAAAGCTGTCAACTACACTGAGTATTTAGCTGAGAACTTAGACAAGAATATCGAATATTCTGAATATTTAGCTGAAAACTTAGATAAGAATATTTCTTACGCTGAGTACATCGCTGAAAACTTAGATAAGAATATCTCTTATTCAGAATATTTAGCAGAAAATCTTGACAAAAATATCGAGTATTCAGAATACTTAGCAGAAAATCTTGATAAGAACATTGCTTACTCTGAATATATCGCTGAAAACTTAGACAAAAATATTGCTTACTCTGAGTATATCGCAGAACACGTTGATAACTCAATTGCTTACTCTGAATATTTAGCTGAACACGTTGAAGGTAACATCGCTTACTCTGAATACATTGCTGAACATTTAGATGATAATATTGCTTACTCTGAGTATATCGCAGAGAACTTAGACAAATCTATCAGTTATGCTGGTTTGATTGCTGAGAAGTTAAACTCAAAATTATCAGGTAAATTAAACGAATCTTCTGAAGAAAATGAAGAAGAAGCGTTCCCTTCATTACACGCTGCTGGTTTCGAATCACACGATGATGAAGAAGAAATTAACCATGAAGATGCACACGAAGATGACGAAGAGGATTGCGGTCCAATGGGTCATGAAGAAGAATCTCACGAAGAATCTCACGAAGAAGTTCATGAGTCTAACGAAGAAGATGAAGAAGAGTGTGGTCCAAACGCTGAAGAAGAAGAAAACAACGAAGACGAAGAAGCTAATAACTGGGAAGTTAAAGGTGATAGCGATTCTGAGTTATCTGAATCTATTAATAAATTAATTGAAGAAGCTAAAAAACGTAAAGTTTCTGAATCAAGTGATTTGAATTTCTTAAAATTCTTAAACAAATCACAAGTAGATAGTTTCTACGCATTGTCTGACGAAGACCAAGAGGCTGTTAAATTTCACATAAGCGAAAGAAATTACTTCACATCTAAAGATGTGTTAAGCCTAATCGCAGAAGCACTATCATCTAAGAATGAAACTCTTGAAGAAAGAGTAATCAGATTAATGCCTGAAAACGTTAAGGCTATCTGGAGTCAAATGAACGAATCAGCTAAGAAATCTATCTTATCACAAGCTAGATTATATCCTGCTGAAGTTTTAATGACTGAATCACAAGTTGAGCATTTCTGGCTTACTAGAAATCTCAAGAAAAATGAGTCTGTAACTAAAAAGTTGGTAGCTCACGAAAGTTTAATACAAGAAGATAAACTTTCTGATAATGAGGTATCCGCAATTATGGAAAGATTCAAAAACATTTAATCTATAAAAAATCCACACTTACAAAAATCAAGTAAATAAAGGGTTATATATAGATAACAAAAAAAAATTAAAAAAATTATGTCACACATTAGAATAGACAAATCAAAAGCAATTAAGAAATGGGCTCCTGTATTGGAGAACATGGGTGTTGCTGGTGAAAGAGTAGAATGGATGTCAGAAATGGCTGAGTATCACTCAATCAACGAAAACGCTTACGTTAATGCTGCAAACGTAGCTGGTATGGGTGCGGTAACTTCACCTCAACCTAATGCCTTAGCAGGTCTTTTAACACCTGGTTTAGGTTACAACAATTCAAATAATGGTTCTGGTGATGTAGGTCAAAACTTACTTCCAGTTGCTATGAAAATTGCTGCACAAACAATCGGTTTAGATTTAGTAGCAGTAAAACCAACTCCTGGTCCAAAAATCGACTTACTTTATATTGACTTCCAATATGATGATGTTGATTCATCAGTAAATGAAAGACCACAAGTATTCAAAATTAATGCTGGTGCAAACTTAACAAACGGTATCGCTGTGTTAAATGCTTTCCTTACAGCAAATCCTAGCATTAGCCAAAACCAAGGTGGTTTAGTAGGTGGTCGTATCTATTGCGGTATCACTGCTTCATCTGTAATTACAACTACACCTCCTCCAGCTTCTAAAGCAGGTTGGGTTGAGTTCTTAGGTTTCTCTCGTATCGATGGTTACCCAATGTTCAAAGCATACAGACAAGCTAACACAGCTGGTCAAGCTAACTACTTCGCGTATGATGCTACATTAAACACTTTCTCAAATGATAGAACAGCTACTGTAGCTTCACAAGTTTTAGCTATCGGTACTCAATCATTAGGTGCTGGTGTTACTATTGACTTAGTATCTGCACTTGAAGATCACATCCCTGGTTTCTCTGCAAACTGGAATTCAAACACTGGTGCTGCTGGTCAGTATCCAATGAGCCGTCTTCAAGATGACCAATCTTATGCTGGTGTAATCGGTCCAAAAATTTCTTCTAAATCAGTTGCAGTTGGTACTATCGAAGTATCTTCAGCTCTTAGAAGAACTGAAATTGAAGATATCAAAGCTAACACAGGTATGGATATCGTTCAAAAAATGGAATCTATCCTTGTTAATGAATTGTCTCAAACAATTTCTAAACAAATCGTTCAAAAAATATTTGAAATGGGTGATCTTAACAGATCTTCAGCTCCAACATTTGGTGCTTCTGCTACTATTGTTGGTCAAACTATCTTTGACTTAGATACAGCTTATGCTACTTCAGGTGGTCCTGGTGGTGAAACAACTCACGCTGTTCAGCGTAAATTAATCACTAAGATTGCTCACGCTTCTAACTTTATCGCTACTGAAGGTCGTGTTGGTCCTGCTCAATACCTTATCACAAACGGAGGTCTTGCTGCTGCTTTACAAGATATCGCTGGTTACACAATTAACCCAGTTAAATCTAAGTTAAACGGACAAGGACAACTTTACCCAGTAGGTTCAATCGGTGATATTTCAATCTATGTTGACCCATACATGAAGTACAACGATAACAGAATCGTTCTTGGTAGAAAGAACAATCCTGACCAACCAGGTATCATTTTCGTACCTTACTTAATGGCTCAGTCAATCTCAGTTATCTCTGAAGCTACATTCGCTCCAAGAATGTTGTTACGTTCAAGATATGCTGTAACTGAAGTAGGTTGGTTCCCACACAAACAGTATATGACTATCAAAGTTAAAGATAGCAACAGCTACCTTAACTAATAGTTGAAATATTAATGAAAAAAGACCCTTATGGGTCTTTTTTCTTTTTATATAATTTATATATAGTATATGAAAAGATATTTGTTAGTTGAGTATAATGAATATGAGAGTGATTCAGATGTAATGTGTATTAGGTATTTTGATGATTTGGTTGACTTATATTCATATGTTTGTCATGAATTAATGTATAATGATTTAGATATAGAAGATTTTAAATCAGACCCTTATAGTGGTGTGGAAGAAAGATTGGAAGAGCATGGTTCTAGTTTTTTTATATTTGATGTTGAAAGGAATGTTTTCTCACTTGTAATTGGATATATAAAGGATGGTGATTGGGATAATTTTGAGAATTTCTGTCATCCAAAAAAGAGTAATATAATGAATTTCAAATTGTTCACAGAAGGAATTATTGATGATTTTAGAAAAAAACATTCAGATAAGTATGATTATTCTAAAGTTAATTATATTAATAATAGAACAAATGTTGAAATAATTTGTCCTATACATGGGTCTTTTTTTCAAAATCCATATTCTCATAAATCTGGATCTAGTTGCCCTAAATGTGTCAATAGAAATAAAAGTGATAATTACTCATTTATCGAAATGGCTAGAAGAATACATGGTGATAAATATGATTACTCTAAGGTTAATTATTTGAATAATAAATCTAAAGTTCAGATAGTTTGCTCTAAACATGGTGTTTTTGAGCAGACTCCGAATGTGCACCTTTCTAAGGGTTCTGGGTGCCCGAAGTGTGTTGGTAAGAATAAAGGTAATGATGATTTTATAGAAGCGGCTAGTAAATACCATTCAAATAAGTATGACTATTCTAATGTTAGTTATAAAAATGCACATGGTAAAGTCGATATAAAGTGTCCAGAACACGGGATATTTAAAATGTCATATAATTCACATGTAACTAAAGGATATGGTTGTCCTTTCTGTTCTGAGTCGAGTGGTGAGTCAAAAGTAAAGGCATTTTTAACTAACAATAATATAAATTTTGAATATCATAAAATATTTAAAGATTGTAAATATGTTAGGAATTTAGTTTTTGACTTTTATCTACCTGATAAAAATCTAATTATAGAATATGATGGACGTCATCATTTTATGCCTATATGGGGTGGTGATTATGAGTTTTCAATAATAAAAAAGAGAGATCAAGTTAAAAATAAATATTGTGAAGATAAAAACATAGATATGATCAGGATTAAATATGATGAAAATATTTATGATAAATTAAAAGAGATAATATGAGGTATTTAAATTATTTTGAGAGTAAAAAAGATAAATTTCCTAATATTCAAAAATTAGAAATAGATGGATTTATCGTTTATGTTGGTAGAGATGCTAGATCAAATGATTATTTAACTTTTAATATTTCGGACGATTATGATATTTGGATGCATGTTAAAGGTGTTCCTGGTTCACATGTTGTTATTAGAGTTAGAGAGAACTTACCAACTGAAACAGTTATTAAATCTGCTGCTTTATTGGCTAAGAAGAATAGTAAGGCGGCTAAAGAAAATAATGCTACAGTTGTTTATTGTCAAAGAAAATTTGTTAAAAAAGAATCTGGTATGAATGATGGTCAAGTAAAAGTTGACTATACTAATTCATATCAAATTGTAGTTTAATATTTAATATATACATTAATAAAAATAATACTGAAATGAGTAAATTATTAAAATATAACCAATTGTTTGAAGCTGGTACACAATCACATTATCAACCAGGTAGAATATACACAACATCTGGTGGAACAGTTAAACAAATGACAATGTTTGACAACGAAGGTCAAACAACTAAACAAGTTAGAGTTAAATATTCTAAAGAGTTAGAAGAGCTGTTAAAAGTATTAGAAGATGAGAATAGTTATATTTCATTTGAACTACTTTGGTTAGGCGAACCTGATTCTAAGTATCATAATGGTTTAAGAATAAGTAATGTTAATATATCAAAAACAAAGTCTTGCTTTGATGTTGATATTGATGGTAAAATTCATCCTATGAAGGTGGAAAACTATATTAGATATTATTTTAAGAAAAATTACTTTAGTAATTCTGATATTCAAGAGTTTATTGATCAATATAATATTTTAGCTGGTGGTGGTAGTTTAGAAGATAATAGAACTAAGATTACACCAGAACCATTTAATTATAGTCCAAAAAATGTTAGAAGTACATTTATTTCTTTGGTAACAAAGACATATCCACATGGACATGAGGAAGAAGTTATGCAATTTATGCCTAAGTTGGATAAAGACTCTGTAGGTAACTATTATAAAATAATAGGTGAAAATCCAACAACTATGTTTACATCACATCTTGACACCGCTGACAGAAAGCAAGGAATCACTAAACTTTTCTCAATGAAAGATGAAAACGGTGATGAAATAATATACACCGATGGTTCTACTATATTAGGAGCCGATGATAAAGCCGGTGTTGCTGTTATGCTTTATATGATGGCTAATAATGTTCCGGGTCTTTATTACTTCTTTATGGGTGAAGAAAGAGGTGGTATTGGTTCAGGTTTACTTTCATCTGTTTTTTACGAAACACCTTATTTGAAAAACATTCAAAGATGTGTATCATTTGATAGAAGAGATGTTCGTTCTGTTATTACATCACAATTGGGTAGAGTTTGCTGTTCAAATCAGTTTGGTACCGCACTTTGTAAAGAATATAACGCTTTAGGACTTAACTTATCTTTAGATCCTACAGGTATTTATACAGACTCAGCATCATTTTTAGAGCAAATACCAGAGTGTACAAATATATCAGTTGGTTATTATAATGAACATACTGGTAAAGAAAGACAAAATATAAGTTATCTTGAAAGACTGGCTAAAGCAAGTGTTGAAGTTAATTGGAGTTCTTTGCCGATAGTTAGAAAAATAGGTCTTGATGAAGAAGTAATTAGAAAGTATAGTAAGTTAATCAACGATATAAAATCATCACCTTTTGGTGCTGAAGTTAAAGTTGTTGCTGAAGAAGGTGGTGGAACAGTAATTAGATGTGACATGGAGGATGGATTGATTGATGAAGCATATGAATCATTGTCAACTTTACAATTCTTATTAAATAAGCACAAGATTGATCAAACTGTTTATTTTGATGGAGATTATATAAAAATAGATTTATCATAATGAAACTTAAAAAATTTAATTTATTTGAAAAAAGAGAAGGTTTTGATGACATTGATGAGCCTTTAAATCCAAAGAAAGAGTGGAATAGTTATGATGATGACTATGACTATGATGACGATGATGAATTCACAAAAGATGATGATTATAACTCAGAAGAAGATGAGAATTCAGATGATATGGATCATCTTTGTTACTTACTTAGACAGATGATGTATAATTCAGGTATTGATGATATCTCTGTTGAAAGTAGTGGATTAGATATTTCTATTTCAGTTCAATTTAATAGAAAAGAACAACTTAAAGATATCGTAAAAGTGTTTGGAATCATTAAAAAGATTAAAAGAGATATACTTGCGCAATATGAAGACTCATTTGAAATGTGGGAAACTAAGTCAGGTAATCCAGTTATAACATTTGATTTTAACTACGATGATAGAGATTACAAAGGTTCTACTAATTATAGACAAGACGCTGATGATGATTATCCTTGGTAATTTTTTAATTTTTATCTAAACTTTTTGCTATTTTAGAATAATTCTTTTTAATATATACCTTATGAAGGTTTGTAAAAAGTGTTTATTATCCAAAGACTATTCTCTATTTCATAAAGATAAATCATCAAAAGATGGTTATAAAAGTGTATGCTCTGAATGTACAAAAGAATCTAATAAAAGATATAGAGAGAGTAATAAAGAAAAAATTAGTAATTATCGAAAAATTAATAAAGATAAATTTGATGAAAGTTATAAAAAATACTTAATTAAAAATAAAGACAAGAGAAAAGAAGATCAAAAAAGATATAATAAGAAGTGGGTAGAGAATAATAAAGACTACCATAGAGAGTATAGTAAAAGTTATTATCCTTCCTATTATGATGAGAATAAAGAATCTATTAAAGAGAAAAGTAAAGAATATTATAAAAACAATAAAGATATTATAAATGAAAAATTAAAAGTTTATAATAGGGAAAAGAGAGTGGAGTCTCCTTTATTTAAGTTTAAACAAAATATTAGAAATCTAATAAAAAACTCATTTATAAAGAAGTTATCAAAAAAGAGTAAAAAAACAACTGATATATTGTGTTGCTCGTATGATGAGTTTAGAGTGTATATTGAGAGTCTATTTGACAGTGAAATGAGCTGGGATAATTATGGAATATATTGGGAAATTGACCATATACTTCCTCTTGATTCCGCAAATAACATTGATGATGTAGTAAAACTTAACCATTATACGAATTTAAGACCTCTTTCTAAAGAAGAAAATAGAAAAAAAAGTAATAAACAATTTTGATATTTAAGATATAATATATACATTTGTAGTATAATAAACACTTGGGGATGTTTTAGAATTGATTTGCGGGATGGTGGTGATTATGCAGGTATCGGTTGGTTAAGTATCCGATTAATAAATTAAGTGACGAATTTGTAAACGGCAACGTTAATGAAGTAGCAAGCAAAGAAGATTTAGTATTTGCTCTACAAAACAACATGCTCTTGGTAGAAGAGCCAGCAACTGTCTAACAGCAGTTCCTGTTCAAAAAATTCTCCAACCTGTATCACACAGGAATAAAAGGGTGAAACGGTTTTTTGTTACTTATTAGAGTTTATCAAAAAAAGTAAATAGTTTGTAAGTTTAGAAAAATTTACTAAGCCTGTAAATGAATAATTATTAACAACTGAAAAAGACACGTTGGGCGGTACAACGTCATCTCCACAAGAAAATCCACTCATTAGAGTGGATTTTTAATTTTATCTTTTTTAATATCTCTATTTACTTTACTACATAAAGGTTGTAAATTAGTATAATGACATAGCTTATTGAATTCAATTTCACTTTTTGCGGATGAAACTGGTATTATATGATCTAAATCCCATCCATAATTTAATTCACCATTATATAGTCCATAATTATTCCAGTTCATCCAGTCTTCAAACTTAGATTCAATATAATTTTTGAAATCATCTAAAGAACATCCAAGGTTATCTAAAAAATATGAATTTTTAATACTAAACTTTTTAATACACTTATTAAATCTTCTTGAGTAAGCTATTCTTAGCTTATATAAAGGGTCGGTTTCTAATCTTTTAAGATGTGTTTTCCTTTTTCTTTCTTTATCCCTTATTTTTGATTCAATACTTCTATTTTTGTGATATTTTCTATTTAAATTATTCTTCTTTATTAAGTATTCTCTTTTTTCATCTTCGCTCAAGTTTTTAATTCTAGCTTTACTTTTTTCATATAAACATGAAGAGCATTGATTTCTATAGCCATCTTTTGACTTTTTTATTTTATTAAAATATTTATACTCTTTTATTTCATTACAACATATACATTTTTTCATAACTTATTATATATTTTTCATATAATATATATTAAAAATATCTTCTCTCCTTATGGATAAATATAAAGAATCAAACAAAAAATCAAAAAAGAAGTATAATTCAGATAAAACATATATACAAATATCTAAAGATACACACAATCGTTTAAAACATCATTGTGAGGTTAATAAAATTTCAATGAAGGATTATTTAGAAAAAATAATTAAAGATAACATATGATTGATAAATTTGAAGGTAGATTTCGTTTCCTATCAAACTTTTATCCTTGTAAAATAGAACATAAAGGTATTAAATATCCATCAGTTGAACATTTTTATGTTGCCATGAAAGTAACAGAAATGCAACTTATTGATGGTATTTATTACACTGCAGCAGACTTTAGAGAAATGATATCAAGGATATCTAACCCTGGTGATGTTAAAAAAATAGGTTCTCGTGTTAAAATCAGAAGAGATTGGGATGATAAAAAGCTTGAATTTATGAATTGGGCAGTTAGAGAAAAATTCAAAGATGAAACACTTGCTGAAATGCTTATATCTACCGGTGACCAAGAAATAATTGAAGGTAATTGGTGGCATGATAATTTTTTTGGATCATGCTCATGTGTTAAATGTGGCAATAAAGGTCAAAATAATCTTGGTAAGTTATTAATGAGAGTTCGTGATGATATTCGCACTAGTCCATCCTTTATGACTCTTCCTTTTACCACTAGCAACTAAACATAGTTTGCTATTTAATAAATTGTTTTCTATACAAAATAACTTCATGTTTGTAAATGTTACTAATTCGCCTTCAGGACTTATCATTGTGAATGTTTTTTGATTGTGTTCAATTGAGCCTTTTACCGTATTCTCTGACGGTTTCTTTCCTTTATTTATAATACTTAGTTTTCTTTTTGTTTCCTCTGACATTTTTAAACCTTTATGTGATTCAGACATCTTTTTGATACTTTCTACTGATGGTTTTTTCCCCTTATTTGAATCTGATATCTTTTTTTTAGTTTCTTCAGATAGTCTCCTATTACCACCGCCTGTTACTAAGTTATATCCATGCGGTGATAGTGAATTAAATAGACTTATATAGTATATTTCTTTCTCATTTAGTTCATCCATGTCATTCGCTGTATCTATTTCATCAATTGAGAAATTTTCCTCTCCATATTTTTTTATTGCATTTGTTATTGCCATCGCATTTCTTTTTATTGTACATTTCCAAGTGTGTCTATTCCATCTTTTTTTGAGGCTATCCACTGTTTGGCCTATGTAAACTTTACCATTTATATTGTTTGTTATTTTGTATATTATCATATAGTATATATTAAATAACCTATCTCTCCAGTATTTTCCATCAAACTTTTTGTAAATGTTCTATATAACTAAAAGTAAAAATAAATATAGAAAATAAAAATGTTATGTCTGTTATAAGTTATTTTGGAGGCAAGTCCTCAAATGTATTCATTGAGTTTATCAACTCAAAGATTCCAAAAGATGGTAGTATTAAAACATATTTAGAACCATTTTCTGGATCAATGGGAACGTATATGGACGACCCAAAACTAAAATTTGATGTAGTTATCTATAATGATAAGAATCGTCATCAAGTTAATCTATATAAGTGTTGTGCAGAACCTGAAATCTTTGTTCAACATTTAGAAAATCTTAAAAATACTTTACTACATACTACAGAAACAGATCCATTAAAGAAATGGGACTTTTATAAAGGTATTTATAAAGAGTACATTAAAAATGATTTCTTAGATGATATGAACTTTGAAATAGGTGATTATGAAAAAGCAGCAATCTATGCTTTCTTAATTACATCGGCTCATAATTCGGTTTATCCTCGTGGAGCTGGATTCAATGGTTATAAGAAAGATAAAGATCGTTTGAAATTAGAAGTTCTTATTAAGAAATTAAAGAAGAATGAATATACTGATAAGTTGAAATCAATTACTGAGTTCTATAATATTGATTTTGAAGAGTTAATTACTAAATATGATTCAGAGGATACTTATCTTTATTTAGATCCTCCATATGCTCGATTTGATGAGGCTAAAGGCGAGGATGATGCTAAAAGACTATTCTGGTATGGAGCAGATGCTGATGGTGTATTTGGACCTGCTTCACATAGAAGATTGTTAGAGTTAATTAAGAAGTCAAAATGTCGTTGGTCGCTATCATATTACTATTTTCCTTTATTAGAAGAATTGTTACCAAGAGACCAATATATTTGGACTGAGAAAGAAGTATTTAGAAGTTCAGCACAAGGTGGTAATAACTCAGATAATAAAAAAGAACAAGCTAAAGGTGTTGAGTTGTTAATTATGAACTATGACCCATCTACTGGTGAAAAATTAAATATTCAAGATGGAGTATCCGCTACCTCAACAGAAATTTAAGCATTATAAAGGTGGTACATATGAAGTAATCTCTATGGCTACTCATACTGAAACAGGAGAAAAGTTGGTAGTATATAAGTCTATCAACTTTGGCTCTGTTTATGTCAGACCATATGATTTATGGATTAGTGAAACTAGTGATGGTCAAAAAAGATTTGAGTTAATCAATGAGTAATATAATTCAAGATTTTAATAGTAAAAAAGACATCATAAAATTATACGATTTCATGACTATTAATAAAAGTCTAAATAACTTTGAAAGTTATAAAGTCTCTATGAACAATAATGGTGCTTTAGGAACAGCCTTTAATATAAATGTTGATGAGATTATTGTAAGTTCTCTTATAAATGAATTAAATCAGAATTTCATTAGAAGAATATTGAAAAAAGCTTTTGATACCGCTAAATTTGATTACTTAGATTTAAGACCTGATGGTTCATTAATGACTGGTAGAACAAATCTTGAAAAGTTAGTAAAGATGATTATTAGTAGTGGTTATAAAAACGTAGTAACTACCGGTATGATAGCTTCTGAATTACAAGATAGTCGG